TATCTTTTAATTTTTACAGATATTTATTTTGCCAAATCTATCAATATTAATAATTTCTCCAATCTCCAATGTAGGAATATCAGAATGACATACTTCCATAGATTTCTGAATTGCTTCACTGCATTTTAAAGGCACTCTATTAAAATAATCATAACTAGGATAATTATAATACATCCAAGGTATAGAATCTATAGTCTCGTTAGGTAGAAAGATTTCAGAAATTCTTGATGATAAAAGTTCACCATCAAAACTAAGTTCTGTATCTATACTGGTGACTTTAAACATAGCTTTTCCATCTCTAGTTATAAATTCCTTCTTTTCATTTATAATAAATATGCAATCTAAAAACCTTCTAATTTGTACATCCATATCTTCAAATGCTAACAATTTCAAAGTATCTAAAAGCATTTTAATATATCTTTCTATCACAAAGACGAACTATTTCTATTCTACCAAATCTATCAATATTGATATAATCCCCGAATGCAAGTTTAGGAATATCACAACTGCATACCTCCATAGATTTCTGAATTGCTTCACCACATCTTAGAGGAACTTTATTGAAATAATTATGGCTAGGGTATTTATCGCATAACTGATTAGGTATAAGAATTACTTTTGTATTAGGCATAATGTTTTCAGAAATTCTTGATGATAAAAGTTCACCATCTAAATTAATTTCTGTATCTATGCACGTGGATTTATACATACTTTTTCAATTTTTATGTATTAATTCCAACTTTTCATTTCTAATACATATACAATCATAGACTTTCTTAATTTGTATATCCATATTTTCGAATGCTAATAGTTTCAGAATATCTAAAATCATTTCGTTCTACCTCACACTAATAACGAAATTTATTTACACTACCATATCTATCAATAATAAAAGAATCTCTTGGTGTCAATGTAGGAATAATAATGATAGCATATACTTCCATGGATCTTTGAATTATTTCGCTACATTTTAGAGGTACTTTATTGAAATAATTGTAACTAGGATATTTATCACATATAGCAGTAACTTTATTGCTATAACTTTCAGTTATATCTGATTTTATAATTTCACCATCATTGCTAATCTCTGTATTGATAGCGGTAGTTTTAAAACCATTTTTTCCATTTTCGATCACTTGTTCTGTCTTACTATTTGTAATACATATATGATCATTACACTTACTAATTTTTACATCCATACCTTCGAATGCTAACAATTTTAAAGTGTCTAAAAGCATATTTTATGCCTCCTGATAAATAAATAGAATACGATAGGAGTTGAACTCCTATCGTATATCATATTTCTTATTATAATATTTACTTCGCATGAATTTAATCATATCAGTAAATGCATCTCTAGCTTCGCGATTGAAATTATCGACGTTTTTATATTTACCAGTCTTTTTACTTTGAGTCATAATATTGTCAGTATCATCTAAGATATAAACTTTATCACCTTCACCCAAGTCAGCATAATAAAATTTATCTTTATTAATACCAAAATTATAACCAGTAAATTCAGATTGGAAATTTTGTTTATCTGATAAAATCAATGAAGAGATGATTGAATAATATCCAATTAGTTTCATTGTTTTCTTTATCCTCTAAGAGTATTAACTATCTGATTCATCATATGGTAATACTAATGTCACTATTGCAGTAATACGATGAGCTATAACATCTTTTACTTTTGAATCTTCAACTTCATTATATAACTTATGTAAGAATAATAATATGTATTGAATCGATTCATTATCATCTAAATCTATAGCTTTTTCAATATCATCAAGTTTATCATATACAATAATAAGAGACAATAATGAAGATACATCGCATTCAAATGGTTTTGGTCTATTTGATGGAAACTTTAATATCTTTTCAGATTTATTATTATCCGTAGTTTTATTAAAAGTTTCTTCAAATAAACATTTAGTAACTTCATCTACACTAATACCTAGAAGTTCAGCAATCTCTTCATAAGATTTCTTTCTATTATAATATAGATGTCTGATTCTTCCGTTCATTGCATCCATTTATATCACGCCTATCTATTATTAATCAAACTAGCATAAATCAAGAATTCTTCATTCAATAGCTCTTGTTGTGGTACAAATGGTAAACCAGTATTTTCTTTATTTTCAAAATCGATGATTTGGAATTTAGAAGATACGATTGTAGCTAACATAGCTATCAAAAGATTAGTAATCTTTTCATTATGATAAATAGCAGCAACTGCTTCATATGTACTAGAAGAAGTAATCTTTTGAAGTTCCTTCTTATTCATATTTACACGTTTGATTACTTTAACAAACTTACCAGATAGAATTGCTTCCATCGTATGTAGATTGTTTGCTGCAAGTATTCTCTTAGCTGCAATAATAAGTTTAATATAACTTGTTAGATCAATAGATCCTAACGCAGATGGATCTCCAAACCATTTATAGAATAGATAGCATACTAATATCTTTTGATGTGGAACTATTGGGGATTTACGTCCTTTAGATAATTCAACTTTATAGTATTCTATTTCTTCTTTAGAGAATGGGCCAAATCTTTCTTCAATTTGTTTCATAGTAGAATGAAAGTTTACTTGATTATGCATAAGCAATGCTTCATTCTTCTTAGAAAGATGGGATTCAAACTTATCAAATTCTGAGTTATCATCGTCATCGTCACCTTCATTACGATCAGATGATAATTGGTTGAAGGAATATTCATATTTAGCTCTAATAATCTTATTAGTGATATTACCTTTAATAGATACATAGATCAAGTTTAGAATATTCATTTCATAAATAGCTTTAGGAATAATTTGACTAATAATAGCCCATACAATTTCAATATTGTATGTGAATTTATTCTTAGACCGAATATATTGCTTATCCCAAGAACCACTATTCTTAGACATATCTTGAATGATACGACTATTTGCAGTTTCAGATAATTTAGTCAAGATATCAATATCTGGATGCATATCAATAATAAGAATTTCATAGAATTCCATCAAATAAGCATCAATATTTTGAATCTTCTTCATATATGCATAATGAGTCAATAATGGAATTAGAATGATTTGGAATAAACCAATTTCCATCAATGCACTTAGATGGCGATTACTATATTGAAGTACATTACCATCTTTCTTATTACGTTTAATATGAATAATGAAATTATCTTCATTCATAGCTTTAACTTTACGAGCAAATGTACTAAACAAAATATCTCGTTTAATATCAGCCATGAATTGTTGTTTTGTATATAATCCAGCATCATCAGTATCAATCATAAACTTCATACGAGCGTAGATTGCTAGCAATTCATGATCAGGATCATAGTATTTTTCAAAATAATTCAAATATTGTGTAAAGTGATCTACTTTCTCTTCAGAAGAGTAGCATTTCTTTACACTTAGAATAAATGAATCAAACATAAGCATGTCTTCATCATCATTTGTTAAGATTTTAGCCAAAGGGGCCATAATTTGTTTACCCCTAAGGCCTCTAAATATAATATCTTCTGGATTTGGTACCCATCTATCTACAGGTGGAATAGCATTCGCATCAGATATGCTTAAAGTATAATTTTTAACTTCTGGAGTTCTAATAGAATAATCTCTGTCTAATTCCTCTCCTGGAGTTATTTCACGTCTTACAGCTTTACTTGTTAAAGCTTCAGTTAATTGCATCGTACACCTCCGATAAAACTACACATATTCTAAATTATAATATATAATTTATTTACGTTTTGTAGTTTTAGTCGTGCGAGTAACCCTAATATTATTAGATTTCTTTTGTTTACTTTGAGTAGTTGCAGTTCTTTTAATAGCGGCAGTAGTTTTAGTTTGTTTTATATTACCACCGCTATCATTACGTTTACGTTCAAGTCTATGTTTAAACATAGGATCTACTTTACGTAGATGGATTTCTGCTTCTTCACGCTCAATAGCTTTTATATCAGACTTGGTTACTAGTTTTAAGAAGTCATCTTTTCTATTAATTTTAAGATTAGATGCTTCATAATAGTGCTTCTCTAGATAACCATGTTGTTTTATATATAAGAAACCAAAGTAAAGAATCTTAGCAAAGTTTACAACTCCAAATGGATTTCTTTCTTTTGGTTTTTGTTTTATTACTTCAGTAGAAAGTTTATTTTCTAATTCTTCTACTAATAAGCCGTATTCAATATATGTATGAGCATAAGTGAATGTAAATGCTGGGTCATTAGAGAAGAATCTAACTTCATAGTTTTTAAGATCTTTAGCATGTTTAGCATCCCCACTTTTAGGAATGAACTTAAACACTACTTCATATGTAAAATTTGGTACAACTTCAGATGGTACCCTTAAAAGGATAAAATAATTATCTCCATCGGTGTAAAAGTTATGATCAATCTTACCATTAACTCTAAGCATGACTTTTTCAAATCGTTGCTTATAGTTTTCTGCTAATAATTGAGATCCCATTACATTGCCTTTACCAGCTGGAGATCTTCCGTACTCTTCTAAAGTTAAATGTAATTTTGCAGCCATTTAATTCTCCTTAGAGTGAGGTCTTGCAGAGTAGACCTTTTATGGCCTACTCTTACAAGATTGCTCTGGACAATTATTTTATATAGATATTATGGGCAGGAGTTTGACATAGGAATTGTTTAGTTGTAACTAACATGCCTACAACTTTACCCACAATTTCTAACACAGTGATATCAGAACGGATAGAAGATAATACCAAGGAGTCAGTTTGCTTAGTACGTAAGTTTACTGGAATTCCTTTAGAGTTTGTTTCTTCTACCATAGCTTTAACTTCATCAGAAGCTTGAGCCATACATTCAGGAAGTTCATTTAAAGAACTACCATATAATTTAGAAATCAAATCTAAATAAGAATTATAGAATAACTGAGCAATTGTTTTATAATCACCAGTTGTATTTTCATCAGATAATAATTCTTTGATTGCTAATAGACCTTGTACGTTAGCACCCCAACCATAACCGTGTTCAGCGGCAGACATACAGTTTAATACTGCATCTTCTGCAGAGTCAAAGCGGTTATCACGTTCTTCTGGAGTAGCACCGCCAATATATAAGTCTACCATGTTAGCTTTCATACTATGAACACGACGACGAAGATTACCGATACCGGACATATCTTTACCATCTTGCTTAGCTTGAGCTAATTGCATTTCTAAGTTATTCAAGATAGATTTATAGAAATCAGAGAATTCAGTAGTACCTTCTTTATACATATTTTTAGGATTGATTACCTTAGTTTTGTTATAACCAGCAACTACTGCATCGGCATACCCACACCATTCTTGAATTGTTTCTTCTGTAGGTGCATCGCCATTTTCTTGGTCTTTCACTTGTTGTTCTAAGTTTCTATATTTGCGAATAGTCTTAGCATCACAAAGATTAGCCAAGTCCATCATGATTTCAGCTTGATGAATATCAGATACTAAGCAGAATGGAATATTAATGCCACTAGCTTTAGCATTAATCATTGTCTTAGTTAATGGATCCATAACTGTAGCTACATCAGCAGAAACTTTAGGGCAAAGAATAACAGTAGGAATCAATTTAGTTCTAGCTTTTAATGGCTCGAAGATGTTATGATAAAGAATTGCACTTAAGAAGCCAATCATTTCTGGAGTATCAATAGGATCTTCAAAGAAGTAAATACGTGGATGGTTTACTTCTGCAGTAGATTCTGCTTCATTAGTTACGTAAACTTTATCAGCATAACCACTATTAAGAGTCATACCATCAAAGATTTTTACATAGTCTTTGGAGTCATTAGAACGCTTAACGTCAATATAAACATCTTGACCATTTTGCATATAAACATCAGCAATTAATTCCGCCATTTCTTCATTATTATTTGTAGAAATTAGAGCGATCTTTTTGATGTCTTCATAAGTTTCAATTTGTTTAGCATGAGAAAGAATACGATTAGAAACGTCTTTTACAAGACGATTAATTATGTATTCAATTTCAGCTGGAGGCATTTTGAAATTGTAAACACTAGCTTTATATGCTTCATCGCTCAAGTTAGGTTCTTGACCAGTGGCAAAGCGTTTATATGCTAATTGAGATAGTAAGATAGCACTAGTTGTACCATCGCCAACTTCTTTAACAACATGAGTTGTTAAGTCTTCAAGTACTTCTCGAATACTCATTTCAATAATACCATTGAAGAAGATATGTTTAAGAATAGTATGACCGTCTTTTGTAAATTTAGGTAATACATTTTCTTTTTTAATTTGAGTAGCAGAACCGTATGGTCCGAAAGATGTTACTAAAGATTCAGCAATGATTTCCAATGCTTTCATGGATTGCTCACGTAAATCTTTTTGAGGTACAATATTAGAAAATACTTCCATTTCTAATCCCTTTCTATTTCAGCTAAATCTACATATGGATTACTTACATAAAAGAGATTATTATCAAAATCTTGGTGATATTTCTCTTTAACTGCATATATACGTTTATCCATATCATAGTCGACATTAAAGCCATATTGTAAAACAAATATATGCTTACCAACAGGCTTAGGATCATAGTTATATAAGTTTTCAGGATACTTTAGATATATCCCATCATATGAATCAAGATCTACATTTCTTTTATTATAAATACCTAAAGGAGTCTTAGCTCCATCTAAAGTACTTCTAATAATAGCTTCTTGATATTCGTTATCTACCATTACATTAACTCTAAAACTATTGCCATCTACTAATAGCATATTAGAATAGAGTTTATGTATATCAGTATAGTATATATTAAGATAAAGTAAGTCTTTATATTTATCTTTAATTTCATTTAATAAATCATCTGCAGATGATTTATATTTATCTTCCAAGACTATAGATAAAGGATTAGGATCTTCTCTATCTCTTAATAGATAGCTGATCGCTATTGGATCCTCATCTAGTATCCCTGGAATAAAGTATTTTGAATTTTTAAATTGAGACCTTAAGATATCGATAATTGATTTATCCGTATCAAATAAGGAATCATATTCAAATATAGGTCTTATACTTGCCATATAAAACTTCCTATAAAGACAAAAAAAAGAAGATAGAAATCTTGTTCCTATCTTCTTTAATTTTATTACATATCATCTAAGCTTGCACGTTTGAATCCACCACTAGATTCAGACCCACCATAATTAGAATTACCAGACATACCAGTGCTTACACCAAGTTTGTCAGCAATTGCTTCAATATTAGCTAACATGGAGCTATTTACATATTGAGCTGTTTCATGAACCGCATATGCTTGAGCATTAGTCATAGATTTAGCATATTCTTCTAAAACTACTGCTAAGTCTTCTAAGTCCATATTTTTATAAGATTCGAAGTCTTTATCGCCATCGAATTTTTCCACATCAAAGTTATGAACTGCAAAGTGGAAATCAGTACGGCAAATGAATAAAATTTCTTCTTCTACTGCAGAAAGATCTTTATTCAATTTACGAATACATACAACAGGTTGAGTTAAACCAAATTCAGAACCATCGGAGATTGTAATGAATGTTTGTGCACCTGTAGTAATACCAGTGGATTGAATTTCACCAGCCATAAACTTACGAATTTCTTTAGCTAAGATATTAGCTTTAGTATGCTTCAAATAAGCACTAACTTCATGCTCACGATCTGGCATTGGGTAATCTTGACCACTGACTACTTTAAGTGGAGCAATAGATAACTTAAGTGTACCTTGCCAGAAAGAGAAGCTCATAGAAGAACCACCATATTGACCAACATCTTTAGAGTTAGTCATACGGTAATTAGAGTAAACATTGATTGTTTTCTTCCCACTATTGGAAGAGTTTCGGTTAAATACGCTTTGTCCAAGAGCCATTTGTTTATCCTCCTAAATATAAGAATATAATTATCAATATGTATTGATAATAGTATTTTATTACATCCTAACGTGTTATTCTAGGATTGTAAAAGTATACTAATATGATAATATATTATTATTGTGAATATATGATGAGATTTATTTATTGTATTAATTTAAGGATGTATTTCATCATGAAATTTGTTAATGACGTAGCCGTACCAACAACTAAAATCGAAAAAGAAGTTATAGAAAATTTAAAATATAACTGCATTGAAAAGAATTCAATGTGTCCGTTATTCTTACCATTAGCAGATGAAAATATCTGTAATGGGTCTATAAGTTTTATTAATGAGATTTGTAGATTATACACTGAATCTGATTTCCACTGCGGTACTATTATTAGTTGGAAAGGTAGATGGGACGGTGCCGTTGAAATTAAAGTTCAATACGATGATGGACATATCCAAGAAGAAATTCTTGGAATTCCAAGCAATTTATATGTGTTAATTGCATACTATCGTGGTATCGGAAGACATCGTAAGGTTGCAATGGTATTAAGAAATGGAAATAAAAAAATTTAAGGAGGTATTTCATCATGAAAATGTATGTAGCACAATTTGGTAAAGATGGTATTAGAGATCTACGTCCGCGTGTTGACTATACACGTTATGAAGGATATGGTCTGGTTGACAGTGTTGACGGTGAGATAGCAGAGGGAGATGGTTTATACATCGGAGCTATTAGTAAAGGAATTACGGCTATCACTAAAGATTTGGAGTGGGCTAAGAAAAACGCGCTCCATATTGGTGATATTAGTAAAATTATTTACAAGAAGAATTCATTCTTACCTTATGAGGAGGTAGTCTAATGTATGTCGTATACGTTGGAGTTTTAAATCATTTTAGATGTGATAATATGGCCGAAGCTATAGGGATGCTTGAATATTATGGATATCAAACCGGTAAGATATATAAAGTTAAAGAAGGAGGTAGACTAGAACTAGTCTACGATTATCATAAATACTAAAAAAAAGATTCCCCATGGAGTTGAACTCCATGGGGTCTTATATTATTTTTTTTTCTTAGGATTTAAATCTGGATAGTTGATATAAATTCTATTATAGTCAAAACGTAAAGTTTCTTTACGTGCTAATTCTTCACGAAGCTTTTCATACTTACTATAAAGAATAGAATATTTAGAACGTAATTTATCATCAAGGTCATCTTCTGATAATACCCCATCGATGATAGATAAACGAGTATTGATAGAATGAAGCATAAGCAATGCATCATTTTCATCTTCTACATTACGTAAACGTAGTTGATATTCATAGAGATCATTTTCATAATCTCTGACTGCACTATATCTGAAGGATTTCGATGTGTCCCTATATTTCTTCATAGCCCAGTCAATAGGACCTGCTTCTAGTAAAGAGTTGTCATCGATACGACTCAAAGCAGTAATTACACGTTCAATTTCACGTTTTACTAATCTAATAGAAGTATATTCTAGAGATTTACGTAATCCCTTGATTGTAATAATACGGTTAGATAATACATCATTATACACAGATAAGCACCATGCAATAATAGTAGACGTATCTTTCTTACCGCCAGTTAGATAATTAATATATCCATAATCTTTAAGCTTCTTAATAGAAGTTTCAAGATCCATGCCAAATCCACAACTAATGAGGAAATCATCAGCAAGTAACGTACTATGATCTTTGAACATCACTGAAGTTATCTTCCAGATGAGATCTTTAAAGCCGAATGTCAATAATACTGCATAGTTAATAGTGCTAGCTCTACGGATAACACTATTAGTTCTATCTAAGTATACATCAATTTCAGCTCTAGCAATATCTATAGCAGAAGATGAATTTACTAATGCTCCTACATCATGTAGGATTAAAGCTAAGATTTCTCTATTAGATAAGTTGAGGACTGGATCAAACAACTTAGAATCTAATTCTAAATAATACTTAGTAATTTTAGATTTATCTTGATGATCAGTATCATATGCAAATGGATCACTTAAGATGATATCATAGATATCGTTATCTTTAATGATAGGCATTACACAGATACCAAAGAAAGCTTTATCTGTATTACGAGTATATAAAGCCACATTACAAGAAGAACCAGTGAAAAACATGTTTAACTCATGAGCTAATTGTCTTAATAGTTCTGGATCTTGATTAGTGCGGAGTTGTTCAATAATAGATATACAATCATGAAAATCATAATTGTTCATATCTAATCCCCTTTCCTTTAAAGTCAAGGAAATGCCTAGGGTCTATAATGACCCTAGGCGTTTATTTCCTAGATTAGATTAAGGTTTTACATATTCAACTTTTTCTGGAGCTGTGATGTCTTTCTTAGCATCATTTACTTTAGTGTAAGCAGAAGCATTTGGATAGCCACCAGCTGTACCAGCAGAAGTCATAGTATCAGGAATGTATGTAGTGTAATCGTTCATGAGGTTACGTCCGATAGGATCAGTATTTTCATAACGAGTACGTAAACCAGTAGGGTTAATGATTTTTACACGACCTTGAACTGGTTGATAGCTTACCAATTTGAAACGTTCGAACGCATGAACTGCTGGCAATGCATAGTTTTGTGCGTTGCGAATTTCATTGGATAAGTACAATTGATAATCGTAAATGCAATAGATTACACGATCACTATTACGAGGATTTAACAAGATGATCAAGTTTTGGTTGTTACGAAGTTTATCAGATGCAACGAAGTTGTAAACGCGTTTGTCGCTAGTTACAACTGTACGGTTGAAGTCTAATTCAACAGGACCAATGGAACTTGGAGCTTGGTAAGTGTAAGTGGTAGGAGTGATCTTACGGATCAATGCAGGGTTACCAATTACAGAGATAGTGATGTTAGGGTCATTCAATACTTGGATCATTGTTTGAGCGTAGTTGTCCAAAGCATCCATGAATGTTTTGTGACGGTATTCTACTTGATCCAATGCATAACCTTCTGGTGGAGCGAAGTCAAATACTTCAGCAATTTTGTTAGCCATAGGCATAGTTTTGAAGTCATTATCCAATTCTTTATGGATTTTATCATCTTTCCATGTACCTAAAGCTGTTTTGAACAAGGAAAGGATATTAGTCAATTGATCTTCGTTATAAAGAGCTTGAATATCTTTTACTTCTTCAGGGCTGATTGGTGTATTGATTGGGAATGCATCAGGAATTTCCACGATGTTTGTTTGAGAATCCCAACGTACAGAGCAAGTATTAAGCATTGCAGAGGAAGTATCACGACGTACAGACAATACAACTTTAGTTACAGCTGGATCAGAGCAGTAAAGCATGAATTTATTGTCTTTCATGAAACCAGATAAAATGCCTTCCAAAGTTTTAGGAGTGCCTGCAGTTGCTTCATAAGTAACGGAGAAACGAGTCATCATTTGACGGTCGATTTCACCATAGCTTGGGTCGAAGCGGCATTCTTGAATAGGAAGAGCTACTTCAATTGCAGTACCAGCAGTGATTTCAGTTTGTTCAACTGGTTTCAATTGATGAGTTGCTGTATCTTCTTTCATCATACCAGCTTTAGGAATAGCAGATACGATTACATGAGTTACTGCAGATTCGATAGAGAAGTTATCAATGTTTGGTACAAGACCAGAAGCACCGAAAACAGCTTTACGAATTTCAGTTTGTTTGGAGTCATCACCAGGGTTCAATGGTAAACCAACTACTACGTTTTTAGTAGGAGCTGCAGATTGGATCGCATCAAACATTTCATTTTGTTGAGTGAACATGTCGATTTCGCGACCTTCTGGAGTAACCAACTTACGAATTTTCATTGTAAGTGTGAACTTAGGAGTTTTAGCAACTGCTTTGTTGATAGCACCTTTATCGAAAACGTTGTTCATCAACAAGTTTTTGTGCAATGGGAATACAAGACCCATAACTGGATTGTATGCAGACAAAGCGGAAGATTCCAAGAATGCATTACGGTCATTGTCGAATTGAGCTTCCATCATTGCCATATGGTCAGCATAACCATCTGGATTACCTAATGCTGTATATTCTTCAGCATCAGCGGAATTTTCAGTAAAGAAATTTTTAACAGTTTCAACACAAGTTGGATCCATCATAATACGACGCATGTCTGTAAAGAATTCGGAACCAGATTCGTGCTGAATATCTTCAGCCATTTCACGAATAGCTGTAGCGTATTGGCGAGTAGCAGGAGTCACATAACCACGACCCATAACTACGTCAGCGCGAGATTCACCTACAACTGGCATAATCATTTTCTCCTTTCGGGATGTACAATTTATTTTTATTATATTAGGTATCTATAGGGACACCAAAATATTTACTATATTGTTATATCTCATAATTCTATACCATTTACTTTTTAACAGGTTCTTCTGGTGCTATAGACTCAATTAGAACTACAATTCTATCTAAACACCAAAGTGCATAGTAAAAGTCAGATTTATTTTCGATATATGTCTTAGTATGATAAGTTTTAGTGATATAATGTAAAGTCATATCGGCTAGTTTATCTAAAGCATTAGATACTCTGATTATGATTTGCATATTATCACTATTCTTAGTGATGTATTCAACTTTTTGTTTGAAAGATTTGATTAGATTATACAACTCTATAAATTTATCTTTCAATTCTTTATTTCTGATGGCTTTTTGTTCATCAGTTAAATCATCATAGATTTCGTTTTCTAATCCTTCTAATGGATCAGAAGAGTTACCGGTATCTCCGTCAGCAGAATCAGGAGAATCTCCATCTCCACTGTCTAAAGAATCAGTATCATCGCCACCATCAGATCCATCATCTGATAAATCATCAGGTTCCATATTATCAGAACCACCACCAAGATCATCGGGTTCATTAGATGAATCAGTATTATCTGATCCAGAGTCATCACCAGATAAATCATCAGGTTCATCTACTCCACCATCATTATTATCATCAGGAGTATCATCGCCATCTATATCTTCAGTTGGCTCCCCATCACCTAGATCATCTGGTTCATCACCAGTCTCTAAGTCATCAGGATTATCATTAGTATCATCTAAAGTGATATCTTCTTCCCCATCGTCAGATGGTTCATCATCTGATAGATCTTCAGGTTCATCATCACCATTAGGATCTTCTTCACCTAGATCTTCTGGTTCATTATCATCATCGACCCCATCACCATCTGCATCAGGATCTCCATCAGTCAAATCTTCTGGTTGATCATCTGGATCTGCATCAGAATCCAATGGATCATCTGTAACAACTGTAGGAGGAGTTTCCTCCTCCTTTTTGTCGTCTTTTTTCTTTTTTTTATCTTTATCATCATCTGCTTCAGTAAATACCGCAGATGTTAAAAGAGAATCCACATATTCAGAAAAATTCATCTATATTATCTCCTTATTAGTCATCATCGCGGTTACTATTACCAGGGACGTGTTCGCCGTGTTTAAATGTCATATTATAAGCAAGTCTAGCTCTTTGAGTTTCAAGACGTTTCTTGATTTTTAACAATTCACGTTGTTTTTCAAGTTGATTATCATCTTCTGCTTTCTTAAGATATCTCTTAGTCATTTCTAATTCAACATCAATTTCTTCAAGGACTTTTCTACGTTCCTTGGATTGCGCATTCATAGCCATGCCTAGATACCCTAATATAGCAACAACAGATAATGCAGGATTGATTAATGCAGCAATACCACTAGTGATGGCCAATTTAACAATACGGCTAGCCTTAGGGAGTATATTACCAGCAATAACTGCTTCTCTGTTTTCAGATTCAAATTCTTTATTATCAATAATACGTTTTAGTTGATCCATTTGAGCATCAAATTGACGGCTAATATTGACAACGCTGTCGTCTAGTTCACCAATCTTAGATTTGATCTTTTGAGATGCAACTTTAATAGTATTAATGATATCCATTTCATTTACCACTGTAGGATATTTAGCAAAGTCATAAATGCAGTTACTATATCCTTCTAGCACTTTAAGATGAGCAATAGCTTCATCAATATTAGCATTATTATGATCAATAATAGAGCAATCTTCTACATTATCGTTATATTGTCGTAATGCTTCAGCTTTATCTTTTAGATTATCAATTCGTACATAATCATCTGCAGTTTTATGCTTAATTGCACGGCAATCTCTTAGATGGCGTTTAAATACGGCAGATAATTCTTCTGGATCTAGAAGAGAAGGATTATGTTTAGCTATATTAGCAATATTTACAATAGTTTGAGTATCATATCTATCAATAGAATCTTCTACGCATTCAATTAGATTACGTTTATAGATATTTTCCATTGCAGAATTCATGATATCTAATTTTTCAGATAATGCATCTACATTAATTTCTTTATCTTTTGTAGTATCAGTACTAATTGATTCTACTGTAGAGATAAAGTCATCAAATTTAGCGGCTAACACTTCATCGTTATCCATATTTAGATCTTCTTTATATTTAGCATATAAAGAAGCAATTAAGACAAGTTTACTTAATTTATCTTTACTTTTTTCTTCTAATACTTTATTATTAAAGTCGACTAGAATATTAGCATATTCAGTTAGATCTGCATTAATAGATTTTAAAGTAAGAATGATATTTTCAATAGAGTCAATATACACATCTAATCCTAAATCGGTGTAAATATTCTTCAATAACAGCTTAAAGCAATCAAGACCCTTATCGAATCTGAATTGCCCAATATATAGATCTACTTTTTTACTACCTAGATCGATAACTTCTTTAGGATCAGCTTCAATGATTGTACTTTTTACAATCTTACCAATATCACTATTAGAAAGAGGATTATATTTAGATAATTCTTCTAAAGTACTTTCAAGTACAGCAGTAAATGCAGTTGGATCACTAGAATTGATCAAGAAGTAGTCTTTCATAGCTTCAACTACAGAACCAATTTCATATTTACAACCATTCTTAGTTAATACGTAAAGATATTCTTCAGTTGCAATCTTGAACTTTTGGATATCTCTCATATTGTAAGTATCGATTAGTTTTGCAACTTTAATAGCATTAACTTTAGCATCATCTGCAGTTAATACATTTTCAAGTACAATTTTATCTAAATCAAAACGCTTACTGATCTTTTCATAATTGAAAATGATGCGGTCATAAGTAGCAACTTCACATGCTAATTCGAGAGCCATATTTAAAGTTTCCATTTGAGCTGTTGCCGCTTGATCTTCAGATGGAGCATTAGTGCCTAAAGAATCTTTAACTCCATTGGCTGCTTTATCAGTTAAGTCTTTAATTTTTTCAGAAGCATCGCTTATCTTCTTATTGATTTTATTTTTAAGACGGCCTTTATGAAGTGCCATCTTTCTTTGAAGATATGCTTTAAATTGAGATGCATCTCTTACTTTAGTAATAGACTCTAATACTTTTTGTCGTTCACGGTTGACCTCTGCAGGTGGTACATGGTTGTACAACTCAACTAGGAGATCTAACGATTTCATTATTGCCATATCATGATTAGAGTCCACTTCAAGAATATTTTTAAAAAGCATATCTGCTTTATTCATATCATGAGTTTCATAAACCATATCATACAGTCTGGCAAACGAGCCATTAGACTTGTATGATGTATTTAACTCATGTTGCCGTTTACGTATATTCGTTAGCATTGTATTTAAATCTCCTTTTTCACCTATTTATGGTCAGTTATTATTATAAAGTTCCAGTATTATATTGAATACTTTAAATAAATAAACCCAGATATAACTTATCCTGTCAACATAAGTAATAATAAATATTTAGAGATTAAATGGAGGTCTATAATGGAAAAGTGCATCCCATTTATTATACATGAAGCTCCAATGACTGTTGGAGAAACAAAGATTGTTGAAAATATCAACAACAAACCTATTGCACAAGGTATCCTTCAAGATACTGATACAGTAAACCGTAATCGCCGCTCTTATGCTACTAATGATATGAAAGCTCAAATTGCATGTGAACGTACAAAAGAATTACTTAGAAGCGGTAATATGAAGGGTGAAGATGGTCACCCAATGGAATCCAGTGTACAACGTCAATCTACAATTGATCCACGTTTAGTATGTGTTAAATACTTAGACATCTGGATGGAAGGTACTGATGTATTAGCTAAGTTTACTGGTACGAATACTGAATATGGTCGTAACTTTAATGAAGACTTATTAGATGGCGAACTTCCAAGCTTCAGTCTTCGTGCTCTTGGTAATCTTGAATCTATGAGTGGTAAATCCTATGTAAGGAACTTAAAAGTTATTACTTGGGACCGCGTAATTTACCCATCTCATAAACGTGCATATACTACTAAACTTCTTAACGAATCTGCTGGTGATCTAGCTAATACAAATGAAGTTGTAGTTAAAGAATCTTATGCTGGCCGTATCATTCCTATCAATAACCCTGCAGTTATTAGTTATATCCAATCTGAATCTGCAAACGTAGATATGATTTCCGATGTAATGGAATTCGGTAAACGTAACATGCAAGTTCTTGAAAATGGTAATGTACAGTTATTTGATGAATCTGGTGCTTCCTTGATTATGTCTCCTGAAAAATATATCAAAGATGAAATCATGGAATGGGCTAAGAAACAATATTAATCAAAAAAAAATAAATAAAACCCAAGGAGTTAAACTCCTTGGGTGATTTTTATTTCTAAAGTATTCTTTAGATTTTCATCTTCAGTAGATTTTAATTCAATATTGAAATTCTTATTGATAAATAAAAATTCGCAAATATCATTCAATGCTTGAGAATTAATGTATTGCCGATCTTTAGCTACCATAATTCTATGATTATTTCCTAGCTTATCGGTAAAGTCTAAGAATACATCACCTTTAACGTATAGCTTAAAAGATGGACCAATAATAGATTCTAATTTAACCATAGCTACAAGCTCTGGATATTTTTGGAAATAGATTACATTCTTTAGAGCTTCATATCTTGGTTCATACATTTCTTTAAATACTGGTAATCCAACACTTTGAATGAATCCGATATTATCTAGAATGTATTCGCAAGATTTTTTAACACATTGCTCTTCAATACTTTGACGATATTCGATATTGTATTTAATATGCTTTAGATCAATTAGTTGATCTACATGAGTTAACTCATGAATAATAATTTCCATAGCAAGATTTCTGATTGCATCAGTTGTATGATATGGGTGAGTTGTAACAGTGTCGTAGAATGCATCTAAACTCACATAGATATATCCATATGGTGAAGTTCGAGCTATATTGCTCATCTTCTCTAAATATCCAGAAACAAAAATCAATTTTGTATATGGATCAATATGATTAACTTTACCATTGAAAGTATCATATGTAAATTGCATTGTTTGTTGTCCCAATTCAATTATATCAAACTTATTCATTTATACAGGCCTCCTTCAACATTATAGTATATCATTAAAATGTGCTTTTTAAAAAGGAGCTATGACAATATATGTATAATAGAATGACAGATGTCGTAAATAAAATAGAAAGACGTTTAGGTACAGCTCCTTTGAACTTACCTGAACAATTACAGAAGAAAAACTGGGCAGACTCGGTTATTAAACCTGATACATTGACTACATTTAGTCGATTCTTTCCTCATATGGTTAAAGTCCAATTAACTAAAGAAGATATGAAAGATGGATACTATCTATTAGACCGTCACATTCCAGATAATTATGAAATCCTAGGCGTTAAGGATATTCTTTGGAGTGATATTGATAATGAACGTGCTGGTCTCCAACAATATTCTGGCTATGGCATCTATAATGTATTAGCTAGATCTATGAATGGTGATAGCATGATGCTAGCCCAAAGCTATGCAGATGTATCTTCATTATTTAATAGCGGCATTTACTTAGATTTCATTCCTCCTAATATGGTTAAACTCCAAATGGCTTTAGGTGGTAATACTAATAATTTAATGCAAAATGTAACCATTGGTGTATTCGTAAAGCATCCTGATAATCTTATGACTATTGAACCAACTAAGATGGAAACATTTGAACAGTTAGCTCAAGCCGATGTTGCAGTATTCTTATACGAACACCTAAAACACTATGACGGAATCGAAACGGTATTTGCTAATATAGATTTAAAATTATCTACATTAGAAGCTCAGGCTTCGAGAAGAACTGATATTGTAGAATTCTTAAGAGATAACTACGTTAACCCAGCAAATACAAATCAACCAATAATGTATACAGTATAAAAAAATAAAAGACCCATAGGAGTTCAACTCCTATGGGAACTTTGTTTTCGCTAAACTATTATTTGTTTAGTATGCATTTCTTCAACTTATTCTCAAAGATTCGTACTTGATCTTCTGCAGAAAACAATGTACAAATCTTACCATTATTATAAGAGATATATGATGGTCTAACCTTCTTAACCTCTAATAATTGTAAATAAGCTAATTTTACTTTATCCATTATTTTATCCTACATTTTACAGTAACTAAAGTACTTATATCTGGAGAGAATTCAACTTCAATTGATGGCTCTGGGCTTTTTACTACATACTCATTTTCTAATAGACTGTTTTTTAATGTATGGATAAAATTACCAAATATAAATTGCATTTCATAGAGTCTAATAGGTTTACCCTCAAATCTACGTGGAGTATGCTTACCAGTAATAGTTAATTCTCTAGTTATTTCATCAAACTCACTATCAGTATAGAATCCGCCTTCCGGTAGATAAGAAAATAATTTAACAATATAATCATTTATCTTTTCTTTTACTAAAGAAACTTTCTCTTCCATAAAATCTCCTATCTAACCATACTTGTACGATTACTTCCAAGTAGAGGAGTAGATGCCATATATCTTGCAATAGCCCCAGCATGTAATACTGGATTGTAAGTCATTAGGAATCTACGTAATCCTCTAATACGAGATATTGGAATATCATAACAAGAGTCTGCACTAAATCTAAATCTAATAGCCTCAGTTATATTACCAGTTGAATTATCAATCAAAACAAATGGAATCATATCTAATGTATTCTTCCATCTATCCATAACTTTCTGATATTTGACTTTAAGGCTATCACATCTGATATCTATTATTTCTCCAGTATCATCTATAATTCTCTGGAATGGAGTATTAGGATTATCTGGATCACATATTGCGATAGATCTTTCTATAGCCATAAATAGATCATCATAATTATCCCAATCTATATATAAGATATTTTCTCTATCACCTTTAGGAGATAGTACTAAACGATATCTATATTTAAGATTAGTTGTTATATTAGATCCACCTATGATAAACTCATTATGAAAATTTTCCTTAATTTCTTCACCAATTTTTCGTTTTCGTGTTTCATTAAAAAGTACTTCGATTTTTAGAGTAAGTCTATAATCTAACTCGAAGACTTGCTCTACAGCTTTAGTATAAATATCGAAGCTAGCCACTTTACCACTCCTGAAATCTTAATTATTCTTTAATATTACCGGTGATATCGATTTTAATTTCAGCACCATTTGGATAGTAATTAGAATCGATTTCTACACCTGTTAATTCAAATCTATCAGCTACCTTTTTACAAGAGTCTTCGATATTCATCTTAACTGAATCAATTGCACGTTCAATAATATCTTTAGAATCACAATATTGCTCTAATTCTACAGGTGTATTATAATGATAAGTAACTGTAGTTTCTCCAGTTACAGTTTCTAATTCTGCATGCATTAAGAAATGCTGAAGCACTTCATTAATTTCGTCTAAAATAATATCTTCAATTTTTCGTTCCATTTTAATTACCTCCTATTAAATATAAGTATCAAAATGTGAAATAAAACTTAAAAAAATAAATCCCATAGGAGTTAACTCCTATGGGAAATATAAACTATTTCATAGTACGTTCATGCAAATCCAGTTTATTAATTTCTGGATAGATGTCGACTTCATATCGACGTTTGTTTTCTTTATCCACATAATTCAAACGTACCATCAAATCTTTACCAGCTTCTTTACGGATCAATTCATAACGAAGCATCTTTTCAGGTTCTGCACCTGGGTTGAATTTGTTTACAAAGTTTTCAAATGCTAATGCATTCTTCTTATCAGATACAATCTTAGCATTTAAAGTTCGTACAGCTTTGAGAACTAATTCTGCATTAGATTCTTTAATTTTATTGAAAGAATCATAATCTACATAGTTATTCAAAACCCATTCTACATCTGGAATTTCCACTTTTACTTTACGTTCGCCATTTTCTGGTTCAGATTGTACAGTAAATTTTACTGGAGAATCAGGCGTTTCAATATTAGGTTGAGCTACTACCGAACTAAAATTTACAGAGAATAAATCCCCTGTAGGATTTGGAGTTAAGAATGCAGGTTTTGGATCTTCAATTACCTTATTAATGACATCATCTATTTCAGCACCAATTTCTTCTTCTGGTGCCAAATCGATATCTTCTGCATCATTATTTAAATCAAAGTTAAGATACTTATTTTGGAAATCATTTAAGAATTTTCCAGTTACATTTTCTAACCCTACTTCATTCTCAATGAATGATGCTGGGTCTTTAAAAATTAGTGTTCTTTCAAGATGGTTTGCCATAATACGTATTCCTCCTTGTGAAATACTATGCAATAAAAATAATATAAAAATGATCAATAGAGTGGTAGAAAAGTATTATAATCATTGCTACTACTATATCTTTTTAAAAGAGGTAACCACTCTATTAATCACAATTATAATATATCATTATTCATCTTTTTGAAAGTCAGATTTATTGAACTTAGGATCATAGGAAATCATACCAAATCCTTGATCGTATTGCCATTTAACATTTTCACGAACTTTATATAACTCATCAGCTTTATCTTGTAGAGTTTGGAAAGGAATCTTTATTTCTCTACATTCTGTAGCATATTTATTAAAGATTGGTTTCTTAGCATTGTAGAATCTAGATATTTGCCTAAATCCATCATCTACCACTTCGATACAATCAGTATTATCGTTACGAGTTCTACCAAGAACTTGCTTTGCTAATATTTCAGACTTAAATGGTTCTGCTAAAACTATTGTAGCTTTAAGATCTCTAATATCTAGAGCTGCGCCAGCTGACTTAGTTGTAGATAATATTAGTTTCTTAGATAACTGTTCATGCTTAATATCTTTAGGAGTAAGACTTGTATATACTCCAATATTATCTTTAAACTCTGGATAATTTTCTTCTATCCAAGCTTTTACTATATCTATAGCAGAATTGGTTGCTATGTATATTAATACTTTACCATCTATCTTAATAACTTTATCCATTACTATATACATCATATCATAGAATGAGTTATTACATACTATATGATTTACATAAGCATTTCTATTTAGCCCATATGCTTGATTAGAGCATTCCCTCATATCTTGAGGAGTAGGTCTACTATTGAATCTTAGTGCAGTGTATCTAGTATGAGGATCTGAATCTTCATCAAATAAATTTATTGCAGGAATATTCTTGAAATATAATTTATAGATAAAGTTTTCAGTTTCATCGGATCTACCAGGTGTAGCAGTTAGATATAAAGTCTTTCTAGTATTAGTAGAATAATCTACATAGCAGATATTATCAAAGTTAAGATGAGCTTCATCATAAACTTTGAGCTGAACTTGAAGTTTTTTGAAAAGTTCACCTATAGTATGCCAACCATTAGTATTACCAAAGCTTTGTAAAGTAGAGTGGGTAACTAAGAATACCTTATATTTAGATACATCAGTGATCCCATTTAGTACTTTATGGATAGCTACAGAGCCATTTAATACTAATACTTCACGATTTTCATCAATATTAGTATATTCACCCACACAGTTCTTCCATTGATCTAACCATCCAGTTGTAGATGCAATAACTATAGTTCTAGCTCTCCAATAAGTTAAAGCCGCAATAGTTACATATGTCTTACCTTTACCGGTTGGAAGATTTACTGAGAGTTGTGTAGCATTCTGATTTGAATAATATTCACCTTTACCTAGAATAAAAGCTAATGCTTCTTTTTGTACATCATCTCTAGGTAAATATTTAATAAGAATTTCTGGAGTCTGAAAGAATGGATCGCTATTATATTCTCTTACAGGTTCAGATTCAACAAACTTCTTTATGAAGTACACATCTAATCCCCTAGGAAGAAATAGTCTCCTATTCACTTCATCATATATCATTCCTTTATATGATTTAGTATAAGTTATTCTATCGAATATAGTAAAGTATGATTCTAATCTAGGTATATCTCCAAGATTGTAATCATTAATAACTATAGAGGAATTTCTTAAAACTAATTTATTCATCAAACTTAATCTCCGAATTTAGACATTTAGCAAATCCTTCAATATTACGATAAATATATTCAAGCATAACATGGCAATTTGTTAGATTTTTACTAAATGTAATTGCTGCAATTGAATATATTTTGCCAATCATATATTCTAAATCCTTCATAAAATTATTTAAATCTTCTTTATTACAAAGTCTTTCATAATTTTTATCAAAATTATTAATCAACCCTATAGTATGGATATTAAATAATTTATCAAAAACAACAGGTTCGCTATTAAAATATACAACAGTTTGAGTGGTATATTCTATTTTTTCAATGCGTTCTATATTAATACATCTAAAGCATTCTAGTAATTTATTATATAATTCTATAAGTTTAATTGCTTCCATTTTATATTAGCCTTCTGCAAAAAAATAAAGATAAAGAGAAGGGTATTATTACCCTTCTCTATTAACTTATCTAAATATATATTTCATAGCTCGGATTTTTACTCTAATAGCATTCATTCTACTAAGCGCAAATCCTAATTTTTTATATGTAACTTTATGGACTACGATACCATGCTCATATTCTTTAGAAGTTTTAATCTCACCAAGTACTGCAAATAACTCAGTTCTAATTCTACTGTAAGCTTCTTTATCAATAAATATATAAGAATAGTAAACGTCATCTACATTTTTTAAGATAGAATACAACTCAAAAGATATAGTTGTATCAATCTTAATAGGTGCATCAAGTTTTTGTTTTTTAGTTAAAAGTCCGAGTTCTTGCTCGGACTTTATTTCTCCATCTTTATCAATATTATTAAAATAGGTATTGGCAAATAAGTATTCTATACCTTCGATAAATTTATTTCGATGGTGTGCTATAGCCAAGCTATTAGATAAAATATTGTAATCGATGTTTATCATATTAAATATCCACTTTGAACTCATCATTGATCAAAGCACGTGTCAATGTAGTATTGACTTCAGCATTTGATTCTCTTACTAAGTCAGGCGAATTCATAAACTTTTGAGGTTGTTCTTGGAAGAAATAATCTATCGTAGAAGTTGCATGTTTCTCGAAAGAAGATGGACTCTTCAAGATACGCCCTAAGTTTTGGAAATCTAATGTCTTAGTGATAGATGGATTTTCAGCTAATGCCTTGCTTAATGTAAGAATTTGATATGGTTCAGATTTATTATTCCAGTTAGGCATATCATAAATATTATAAGCACTTCTAATTTGATTAGATAATAATACTTCAATATGAGTTGCCTGCATAGAAATACCACCATCAATTAATGCTTCCATTAAAGCTTGTGCAATTGTGTCTTTGTTAAACGATGCGGTTACATCAGACTTATCCATTATATCTTTAATCCTACTTAGAGTTTTAGAGAACTCATTATTTATAATAGGAGTATAGAATAATACTAAATCTTCTACAGATGCCAATGCAGTTAATGGAATAATAACTTCACCTTCATCTGTTTGATATCGTTTACGTTTGATAAATTTAGTTAACTCTTTAGATAGATAGAATTTATCAATCTTATCAATTTCAATCTTATATGGAGTATCATGATCAATGATATTAATTGCACTTACATAATCGTTATACTCTAACATATCATCTGTGCTATCATCGACATCATCTTCATTTTCCTTAAAGATTTCTTCTTGATTGAATGCTAAATATATATCTTTATAATTCTTATCCTCTACAAGAGTGATAGTTTCTTTATTCTTAACAAAGTTATCCACAAATTGTACAGGCAACTCTAAGTCAGGAATTTCTGTTGCCATTACGTGCTTAGCTGACAATTGTCGTTGAGTCGTATTAGATGTTAATTCTTCACCTGGACGTTTTCCTGGATCGATATCTTGGTTGATGAAATAAAGATCACCATAACAATATCTACAAATACCATGACCTTCAGCTTTAGATTGACAAGTCATTGGACTTCTTGTATAAATTGTTTTACCAATTAAATGAGTATCAGTTTCTTTAATTGGACCTAAATCAAAACCGTCTTCCTCTAGACGATAATATTTAGATGCCAATAATTCTAATACTTTAGCATCTTTAACTTCATACTTAACGAAGTTTCTAGATGTGCACTTATAATTTGGATCTAGATTAAGTTTAGTTCCTTGGTTGTTTAGACCAACTTTACGAGCAACTGCACCTGAGGAACCTACATTAATCTTTGAAATGATTTGTGCTGTACGGCCAGCTGATGATTCGATGAAATAATCAACCAAATCATTAACGCCACCGTTGATAAAACTATTAGCAATAATATGAGGGAATACACCACCATTACCATCTGGCTTAGTACCAATGGATACTGTATATTCTCTAAGCTGTTTAGTATTAATAGACTCATTAGCTCTAAATGCATTAGTATAGATATGGTCATATCCAATAAGCTTTTTAGAGTTTAATACTGCTTCACGCATTTTTCTGATATTATCCATACCAAAATCATTAGCTTTAGCAATATCTACATTAGACATATCTGGATGCAATAAGTTATAATATTCAGGTAATGCATCCATCATCAATACATCATCTTGTAAGTTGATGCTATTAGCAAACAATGCTGCAAATTCATCAACCTTACTAATATAATAAAGACTATCAGCGATCATATTATTCTTAACGATAAATGGAATATCAGTTACATGATTGCTAATGAAGAAGTCATCAATATATTTCTTTATAGACTTAGCAGTTATTTCTTTTGCTAAGAAGATATGTTTTGGTTCTACTAAATCTCCAGCCTTAATAATAAGAGACCAAAGAATTAGATTCAACCAATAATCATGAATAGTCATCTTTAACTCATGACCACAGATAATCAAAGTTAATTTAGATTTAGCCAAGTCAGGATCATCTATTCCGTCCTTTAAGATATCATGAATAGCTTGAAAGTGATTTGACCAGTTTTCCTTACAAATATCTTTGTTTACATCTACTAAAAATTCTCCTTTGTTTTTAATAAAATCAGAATAGATCCAATAATTTTGATAGTTTGTTATATTATCAAACACTGGTCTTTCTCCTTTCGTTTTAAAAACTTTAATATTAAATACATTACTCACAAGTATAATATATATTCAAATGTAAAAATGACTGTAACAAAATAAACCCGCATAGGATCTTTAAGACCCTATGCGAAGTTTAATTTTTTATTATTTTTTAGGCAAATGTTTAGAACCTTGTGCAGCTTTAAGGTAATCACGTTGACCAGCTTTAGCTACACGAACAGCCATGTTGCTGTATTTTTGAACGATCTTTTTGATCAAAGCACGTTCAATAACGCGGTTTTTAACCAATTTAGTCCACAATGGATCTTTCTTTTCTTTTGCAACTTGGAATGCAGCCATTTTTACACGGCGAGCCAAGTCGTCTTTTTTGCTTAAACGTACCAAAGTACGGCGAGAGATCATTTGTTTTTCCAAAAGAGCTTGTGCTTCTTCAGATTCAGCGAATGCAACACGTTCATCTTGGGAAAGACGGGAAGCCTCAGCGCAAATTAATGCATCAGTATATGCATTAGGATTAGCCAATTCTTGTTCTAAGATTTGGTCTTTTTTGTCTGGATTGAAAAACATGTTTTCGTCCTCCTTAGAGATTATTTTTTAAATATATTTAAAAACGAAATATACGTTTTATTAACTTAATGTTGTTTGTATAAGTGGCTATTTATAGGCTAAAGGTTAAAAAAGACCATATCGGAAACAATAAATTGTATTTAATTTGGAGGAAAATAATATGAATAGTGAAGTTAAAGCAATTGAATATTATAAAGAAATTGCAAAAAGAAACCTAAGTAAAGTATTTCCTACATTAAGTGAAGATGAAATTTTAACAGCTTTAGATATGATCGTTGATAAACGATATACTAAGAAAGACTGTACTTTAAATAATAACTATACTGAGGAGTTTGTTGAAACTGATGTAGCTCAAATGAGTAACTATATTATCAACAAATCTCCTATTATGGTAGCAAATGGTTGTTTATTCAAACAGTATGAAAAAGACCTAACTCCGATGTATCAACTTATTACATCATTTACAGATAACCGTTCTAAGTTTAAGAAAGAAATGTTTAAATATGAGAAGGGTTCTGAAAAGTTTAATAAGTATAACATGCTTCAGTTGTTGGCTAAACGTGATAATAATGCGTTATATGGTGTAATTGGTAACTATAGTAGTGCATTATATAATCTATATATTGCAACTGGTATTACAAGAACTGGTCGTGCATTGATTAGTCATGCAATTACATTCTTTGAATCATTCTTTACAAATAATGTAAAATTCCATTCAATTAATGAAGCAATTACATTTATTGATCGTGTATCGAGAGAACCATCTATATTTCCATCTGAGTTAGTATTAGATCAACCGGTAGAAATTGACGATGTATTCTATAAAATTATGGATACATTTGATAGAAACTATTTTGGTGATTTAAGAGAAGAAATGGAAATCATTTGGGATTTATTATTGAATCAATCTCAAGAGACTTTGAATAAACTCTTCTATAAAAATAATGCATTGCAATTCTGTGATAATTCTTATATGAAGAATTATATTGCAATGACATTATCTAAATTAGAAGATACATTTGTAGATCCAAATGAGCCACCAGAAAATATTAATGATAATCTAGATCACATGTTTGATGTCCTTAAAGAATGGTGCTATATGCGTTATATTGTAGTAGATAAGATTGATCGTTCTGCTACTATGAAACGTGATATTAGTATTATCACTGATACTGACTCAACTATGCCATGCTTCAATAGCTGGTATACATTCGTGCTTAAAGATGTATTAGGTGACTCTAAATATAAAAGTGAAATTAAATTAATGAATCTTCCAGAGACTGAACCTCAAATGGAAGAAGATCGAATTTATAACTTTGAAACCAAACAAATTGAAACTAAGATGATTGATGTTTCTGTGGCAAGCAATAAAGAACCATTAAGATTTAGTATTATTAATATCTTATCTTATATTGCTGGCCGCTTATTACGTGAACACTTTGACTTAGTTGCGGAAAATTATAATACTAAGAGTGATTATAAACCTTGTTTAATTGCAATGAAGAATGAGTTCTTATTTGGTCGTGCATTATTAACTGGTGGTAAGAAAAACTATGCATCTAAACAAGAACTTCAAGAAGGCAATCTAGTTCCAGCTGGTAAAATGCTTGATGTTAAAGGGTTACCAATCAATAAATCCACTTTGAAAGAAAAGACACGTAATGAACTTAAAGATATTCTATTTAAGAAAGTTCTTAACGTAGAAACAGTAGATCAACTTGATGTAATTCAATCTTTAGCGCGAGTTGAATATGATATTCGTAAGTCTATCGAAAATGGTGAAAAAGAATATTATAAACCAGCTCAAATCAAATCTTATAGTAATTATGATAACCCAATGCGTATTCAAGGCATTAAAGGCGCGATTGCATATAATGCTTTACGTGATAAAGGCACAGAAGCTATAGATTTAACTATCAGAAATCCTGTAGATATTGTAAAAGTAAATATTACAGAGAATTCTATTATTAGTCTTAAAGATACTGAACCGGATCTTTATGAAAAGATTCATAATTTCTTGAAAGAAAATGAAACTGATTATAAAGGTGAAATTACTAGTATCTCTATTCCAATTGATGCCGAGGTTCCTAAATGGATTTTAAAATTCGTAGATTATAACGATATCATTAATGATAATCTTAAGAATTTTCCATTAGAATCTATTGGCGTAACTAAGTTTGATAAAGATACAGTAAACTATACTAACGTAATCAGATTCTAAAAATATTTCCCTATGGAGTTCAACTCCATAGGGTATTTCTTTTATTAAAATTTTACGGGCTCTAATTTAGTTTCTGGCATAGTTAATGTCATAGCAAATATAGCCTGAATAGATTCTTTAGATGTGGATATTACTGGAGTGCCACCTAAGTTAATGAAGTGAATATTACTATTCAATTGCTTTTTAAGCTCTTCATTAGCTTCATCAGTATAAATGCCCTTAATTGTAGCCATATCGCCATCATAGTCACCACCGATACTATCTAAGTACCCATTACAGATATTCAGAGTATCAATAAATGAGCTAGATGTATCTTTACCAATATCTTCAGGTCTAATCTTAGGATAATATGGATAGAAAGCTCCATCTAAAGTCATTGGTTCAGTTTCATTTGTAGATGATACTCTAATCATTGTACCGAATTCATTATAGAATGTATCAATTGGATAACGAGTGATTAATACCATCTTACCTTTAATAGCTTCTTCACAAGCCTGATAAATAATATCACACCAAGTCAACTTACGTTTAAGAGGTGTTTTATTAATATCAAATTTACCTTCTTCTTGTTTACCAGTAAATCCTCTGAATGCTAAAGCTGCAAGCTTAGTAGTTTTACCATCACGATATTCTACTTCTACAGGTCTAAATCTGTCAGAGTAACCATGAATAAATCTATCTAATTCTTTCTTCAATCTATCATCAGAGAATTGAAGTTGGTAATCATTAATTTCGGCAAATCCTTGAGAGCCATCTGGATTAACAATTGGATGTCGAGTATTCCCAATGAATTCATTTTCAAAGAAACGTCTCATATGGAATATTACAAATGGGAAGAAGTTAGCAGCTAATGATGTCATAGGTATTACACTATAATCAAAGTCAGCTCTAATTTCATTCATATTTTCTACATCCAATTTAGGTGCAGACATTACTAGACGAGTAGCATAGTCAGTAGTCTTAGCCATATTAGCACGTCTAATTACACCAAATTTACCAGGAAGTCCACCATTCGGATTGGAATCAGTACCAGTACCAAACCATTTATATATTTCAAGTAGTCCTTCTTGAAGTCTGCCTTCAACAGATTTACTTAAGCTGAATCCGTAATCCGAAGAATCAGCTAAAGCTTTAGCTGTTACGATAATATTAATATAGAGTTTATTAATATCACCAACAGAAATCTTACCACCATCTACTTTGATATCACGATAGAATGGTGGGATAACTAATAGCTTATCAGTAAAGAAGTTCTTTCTATTTTCATTTAAGAACTTAATATATCTCTCACGTTTAACAGAATCAGTCTCTCTGAACTTGATTTTATCGATATTCTTTCTTAAGAAATCGATACCATTATCGCCTTCAGGATCTTCTACAATATACCCAGACTTATCAATACTATAAGTACCGATACCATGAATAATAGATTTAAGTTTAGAATCAACTTTGCTCCAAATTCTATATACTAATGGTTGAAGGAATTTCTTTTTTAAGTCAATGTATGCAAATGTAGTACCACGAGATTCTCTTGTGATACCGAATAATGTATTAGATAATAATCCATCATCTGTTGGATTCTTATTAGTATCAAATATTACAGGGTTAGTGATTTCTGGTAAGTTATTTTTCTTAACGAAATCATCTATGTCTAATAGGGATACTTGGAGGTTCTCCTCCCTAAGTTTATCAGCCATCGTATACCTCCTTTTATATTATTATAATGTAAATAAAATAGGCTAGTGCTCAGATAGCACTAGCCTATAGTATTATATTTTATCCATTATGATACTTAATTCTCTAGGAGAAACTTTTATAACTTTCATGGATAGAGGGGTATTAGGATCTTCTATTTTTAGAATATTAATGTATTCTTGATATACATTATTGATTATATTGGTATCTTTTGATTTCACTATATATTCAATATGAGATATACCTTTTTGTATTTTAGTAATATCACAATTTAAGATATCGTGCTCTTTAAGAATACTATATAATAGATTATTTTCGCCAAAATAATGTGTTATATAATCAAAATCTCCAGTGCCGAATTTACAGAAAAATTCGACTAAATCCATCGGTAGTGCCTCCTATAGCATATCTTCAAACGCATCTTCTAATCTAGCAGCTTCTTCACGTGTCATAGTTTGAGATTCAACTGGTTTACTAGGGCCTTGAGGAGTTCCGCTTATACCAGCTTGTGGGTGACCGCGATATGCTGCTTGAAGATATCGCATTCTCATCATTTCATCTTTTTGTTCTTGTTTAGCTTTCTTCTTGGCCGCATCAGCTGCTTCTCTTTGATCCAATATAAATTTCTTTAATATGAGTAGATCACCTATCGGCATATTCATTGCCTCAATAATAGATAATCTACCCCTATATTCAAAACAAATTGAATCAATTAACTGCATTAGTCTAACATGCGAATCAACTGATGTCGTGTAAAAACCAAGTCCTGAGCAGACATAGGAATTGCTGGAATTTCAGCTCCACATTTAGGGCATACTGCTGCAGGTACTTGATATGTAATATTGATATTCTTATTAGTCTTTTCAATATATTCGGCAATGAAGTCTTGTAGTTCTTTGAATTCATAGCCAGAAAGTTTAGAAAGTACTTTATAGATAGAAAGGATACGATATTTATAAGTCTTGACAATATCCGTAGATTTTGTAGTAAATTGAATTGGAATCAATTCTTCATCATCTTCATTGATTTCATATACAGTAGAAATGCAATGAGAAAGATTGATGATACCAGCATAGTTATTTCGGAAGTCTTCATCTAAAAGACGTTCTTCAAACATGGAGTTATACAATTTAGGAATTACGATACCAAATGCATATTTATCATTTGCAACGTAGAGTTCTTCCTCAAAAGTTGGAGGTAAAGAAGGATCCAATTTAATAACTTTATTGAAGTTTTCTTTGTCTCCGTCTGTTTCAAACTTAACCATATCAATGATATCACGTTTTTCAGAATAGAAGTGATTACATTTAGGACAAGTGAAAGGAATAATATTAGAGTCATGGAAGTTAGCATTATATAATGCAAAGAATAAATGATTTAGATCTTGGAAATCTAATAGCTTCATCCATTCTTCCATTTTCATATCACGGCAAGCCGGTGCCAAGTGTTTATAGATAGTATCAAATGTAGTCTTAGTACTAACGATGTCATTACGATCTCTAGTATAAGGATTGATCTTATCTAATTCAATAGCAGATAATGGAGAGATTGCCACAGAAATACCTGTTGCAAACAGACCCCAAGTAAAATATTGAGTTTCACTGCTTGTAGCTAGAACTTTAGTGAAAGCTTTAGGCCGTTTACGTACTTTGAATTTAGAAATATCTGGTTTCTTAGCACTTGTTTCACTTAATTGAGAGCGAAGTACTTTAGCAAATTCTTCCATATTCTTTTGATTACGGCGTTCTTCTTTAATACGTTCAGCTTCTTCTAAATCATCAGTTAGACCAAGATCTTCGGTTAATTCATCAAGTTCATTAACTAAGTCTAATTCAAGATCTTCTTCATCATCAGAAGAATCATGTACAGTAGATTGAACTGTAGCGGCTTTAACATTTTCAGTTACACTTTCAGCTGTAGGAACTCCTTCCATGAAAGTATTAACTTTTTTACCATCAGATTCAGATTCAGATTCTGCGTCTTCTAAGCTTTTATTGAATTCTTCTTCAATATCAGCTACAGATTCAGTTTTCTTTTCTATAGGAGCAGCTTCAGCAAGATCAACAATATTATCTTGATCTTCGCGATCTTTACGGATTTGAGCTACTTCTTCATCAGTTAGATTTGGATCAAGATCTAAAGTTGGATCGAATTTAGATTTAACTTTAGGATCTTCTTCGCCAGCGGCTTTACGCATTTCGTATTCTTCACGCATATCACGGATTTCTTTCAATGCAGGACCAAAACGACGTTCCGCAACTGCTTTGATACCATCATCTAAATCTTCCATGAGTTCTTCTTGCGCTTTCTTAGTTGCATCTTCTTTACCAGAAGGAACTAATTGAGATAAATCAACAGAAACCATATTGTTTGGATCAAATGCTGGAGCATTTGCACGTGTAGGTTCTTCTGCTGTTGCAGTAGTTTCTTTTTCTTTGGAAGCTTCTTCTGCAAATTTTTCATTCATCAAATCATTTAGATTGATTTTTTCTTCAGACATTTATGGTTCCTCCAATTATTGCTCTTGATCTAGAGCTATCATTTTTAAAGTCACTTTATCACGATCAAAGTAATATCTAAATTGGGCAGAATTTATTTTCAAGTCCATTACCATTACATTCTGATCAGTAATATTTACATCCATATCGACAACTGCAGTTGGATCTATATAGTCTTTGATCTGATTTTTAACTTCATTAACAAAAGTATCTAACTTATCTGACTGCATATATCTATATTTACTTATTAATCCAACACCCATTTTAGGTGAATGAGTGATTGTACCTGGTTCTAATAAAATTAGACGCATGATTAGCGTTCCTAAAGCATTAAAGTTTTTATAGTCTAAAGGTGTACCATATGCATTTACGTCTAATGTATATTCTTTTAAAGAAACTGGATTTTCTTTTGTCTTGGCAGTTTTTAATACGATTTCTTCAGCCATAAACAGTCTCCTTTCTTTGAATATTTAGCAATTACTATAAAGTTCAGGCGTTAAAAATATACATATTAACCCATTTTCAACATAGCATTAAATTTACATATGCCTAATAAAAGGAGGAATATGGATGTCAAGTAATAGAAAAATTAGCTGTCCTTTTTGTACTAGAAAAGAGGAAAAAGAAAGACTAATTCGACATATTGAACGAAACCATAAAGAACTAATACCAGAAGGATACGATGCTGAACGTCTATTATTCGATAAGACGCATCCAGACTCTGGTAAATGTATAGTATGTGGAAATCCAGCTCAATGGAATCCTAAGACTGGTAAATATACAAGACTTTGCACTAATCCTAGATGTAAAGAAGCTTTGCGTGAAAAATTCAAGAAGAATATGCTCAAAGTATATGGTAAAGTAAGTCTTCTTGATGATCCAGAGCAACAACAAAAAATGTTAGCTAATCGTAGCATTAGTGGTAAGTATAAATATAGTGATGGCACTATATTTACATATACTGGTAGCTATGAATTAGAAGCTATTAAATTTATGGATGAAGTTCTTCATTGTAAGAGTGAAGATATCTTAATGCCTGGACCAGTTATCGAATATAAGGATAAAAATGGTATTACTAGACAGTGGATAACTGATATTTACTACGTTCCTTATAATTTGATCATAGAAGTTAAAGATGGTGGAGATAATCCTAATAATCGTCAAATGACTGAATATAGAGATAAGCAAATCTCTAAAGAAGCTGCATTAATTAAACTTGGTCAATATAATTATCTAAGATTGACCAATAATAACTTTGTACAGCTTATGGAAACTTTAGCATTACTTAAAGATCAAGAAATAAATCCATCTGATGGATCTGATCTTAATAAAATTATTAGAATAAATGAATCTGTATTGTCTGAAAGTGTAAATTCAGATGCATATAATATGCAATCGTCTAATTTAGGATTATTCATTAATATGGAAGAATTCGAAGAGGATACAGATAAAGGCCAATTAATCTTCGGAGTTAACAATACGGATATACTTTCCACTCTTAAACAGCTTAGAAATTATAAAGAATATGAAAACCTTAGAGCTATCGATTTTAGTCAAATTTATAGTTTTGCTAAAGGAGAAAAATATCAATCAGTTCATAGCGATTTAGGTGATGATAATGAAGGTGATTGGTTAATAGAACAATATTTGGATTTATATTATGATGGAGATTATAGTATCTTTATTACCTCAAATAGTGATTATAAAAAATACCAAGAATCTGATGATGTTACGGATATATATCCAATATTAGAAGATATGATTGATATATGTATGCATCATAAGGGATTCATACTATTCATTTCTTATAAATTATATTTTCATATATTAAATATTTATAATAAAGCATTATATATGCCGGCTATCTTTGGTGGAATATATTATGCATCTGAATATAGCAGAATAAGAAATATTATAGAAAATAAACCAGATCAAGATGAAATGATTGAATTATCTAAATACCTTAAAGAATCCACACTATCTGAAATCGGAGTCTCTGGTATCGGTGGAGTTATGATTGGAACTATGGATGGAAACATGATGGTCCAATATGGTATGTATCCTAACTCATTTACCGGAGAACGAGATGGCTTTGGTGTAGTTACTAATAAAAAGCAAGATAAGATGCGTATCAAGGATGACAATGATAAAACTGAAATTGTTAATCGTGAACCATTCTTGCAAAATAAATTCTATAATGCATACAAGCATCGGAAACCTGATGTAAATAAAGAAGATGCATCTACTCTTTATGAAGAAATGACTGGTAAAAAGTTATTATCTAAAGATCAAGTAGAATATGATAAAGATTTTGAAGAAATAGATATTGAAAGAAAAGATAAACATGGCTTTGGTGATGTTATCGCTACTCTTTCTAATGATGTAAATAATTCTTCAGAATTAGCTGATGACTATCTTCCTATCTGTGATAAGATGGAATTGAATCAAGCAAAAATGAAACTAAGAGAATTCCCTGAAGGTACAACTATCATGGAAGATTCTAAAGGTTATTTTGCTATTGATTTAGAATCTGGAATTCGTAGTAAATCTTATAAACATATTCATGAAATTGAGTCAGCTCCATATAAGAAAGCTAAAATTATATTAGATAAAGATTCTGATTATGTAGATAGTAGAGTCAGAGATATTAATGATACTGGCTTCTATAAAGTTCTAGATGTCGATTATGAATCTGAAGATAAACTCAATGATGATTGGAATGAATTCTTATCTTTGCCTACAGAATTACGTAGACAAAGTGACGATAAATCTATCGCATTATATGGTAAGACAAATAAGCAACGATATGAAGAATTATTATCTAAATACTTAGATAGCGATATTGAATATAAAGATCTTCCTCTAGCAGAAGGATTGCAATTATCTGATATCGATAAAGCTAAAGATTATGGTATTAACTTAGCTAATAAGAAAGAAGAAATTGCATATCTAAAAGAATGGTCTCTAAATTCTGGTATATACTGTATTCTTCCATGTGATACTGAAGAGGAATTAGAAGTTCAATGGAATAATCTACAATCTATGAATATTACATTGATTCGTATTTCAGATATGCGAATGATGGAAGTATTTGGTTGCACTAATGAAACCATGTATAATTTCATGAAAGCTAAATTCGGAAATGATAATTATGAAGATGATTATAGCTTTGCTTTAGTTGAATCTACATTTGATCATTCTGATTTAAACTTCAAAGAACTTCCAGAAGACTTGCCATTCTATACTCCATATGAAATTAATGCATTCAAAGAAGCTAAGACATTTACTGATATAGAAAAATCTCCTGAACGAGATAAATGGCTAGCTGAATATACTAAAGCATTTAATAATGGAGAATATGATCCAAAAGCTATTCGTCAATGGTTAAGTGAAGTTAGGGCATTATCTTATCAACTATCAGTAAATAAAGATAATGATGAACTTAAACAAGAATTATTAGAATATGGTTGGAATCCTTATCTTGAATTTGACGATGTTAATAGACATAGTGCTAAACGACGTATTCAAGAAGCATTCCATGAAAATACTATTCGTAAATTAATTCAAGAAGCCGAGTTCCCAATTCAATTTAAGAAGAATGGAGATCTAGTTGTTTCTAATATTCTTAAAAAGAGAGATTATGAAAATGAATATCAAGAATCTCATAGACTCTTAAAGCAATATGAAAAAACTGAAAATGTAGATCCTATGAAATATGAATTGGCTAAGCTTTTCTATATTAATAATAGAATAGAATCCGATATCTATTCTGAAAATAAAACTGTACCTAGAAAGAAATTAGTTGATATTCGTTCCAGAGTATTAAATGATTTCAATAAGTACATGCAGGTAGTAATGAAAAAAGATAAGCAATTTAACTTTGCTAATTACTACAAGAAGAGTCCATTTAGTGATGAATCAATCACTATCAAAGCTCCAACTTTAAAGTATTCTTTAGAGTACTTTAAACAACTATTACATCTCTTATAATTTACATATAAATTAAATAGTGCTACTTACTTAGTTAAGTAGCACTATTAATTTTCTAAATAAGTTATATATTATAACTCTAATAAGGAGGATATATAATGCAGAATATAGGTAATAAACTTATAAAAAAGAATAATGCTGGTCAGATAACTGAGTTATATAGAATAACGTCTAGATCTGAAAAAGATTATTATAAGGTAAGTCCAATTATAGGAAGTAGAACTCTAATCCAAAAAGAAACACTTGACGGATTAGAATCTATAACCCCACATTGTAAATTATTCATCGAATTATGTACTCTAAAGGATGGATCTAAAGATTTATGCTTTAGTATATATAATGAATTCGAAGGATTCAATTTCCCATACTTTGCAAGTAGATTGAATTATAGAATTACTGATTATAAGTTTGGTAAATCTATTTGTAAATATCAATATGCCACTGGGGGACTATATCAATCAGCGTATGATATATTGATGTCTGATATAGTAGAAAAAACTAAGGCATATACAATAGATCTATATTTAAATGATTCATTGAAAAATATTATTTCTTTAATTAAATTACAACCTTGGGTATGTGATGCTATTAGAGAGATAAGTGAATCATATAATACTAATCTAAATGATATCTATCAAGGATTAGAAATAGCTTTAAAAAATATAGAATTCATGTATTGGTTCCACTATAACTTTAAAGTATTTAAAGTATTATTTGAAGTTAAGGCTGGACAAAGAAATTTAAGACCAGGTGATCTATTTGTTTTAGAAGCAATAGCTGAAACTAAAATAGTAGATTATAATATTTTGGAATATTATCATGATATTGAATTATCTAAGATACGAGGTAACTTCTTCTTTATTCAAGATAAGAATGATAGAACCTTTATAGTTAAATATGTATCAATTGATGATCTTCCAGGTCTACATCTTAATTAAGTAAATATATA